GTCGTATTTCTTAATTGCTGGACCAAGGTCTTCTTGCCAAAGTTTAACCAACTTAGGCTCTGTCTTGAATACAGTATCAACTGCACGCTCTACTGGTACACCATTATCTACAGCCTTAAGGATGCTATTCTTAATACGCTCACCCTTAGTGACACCCTTGCTGAGACCACCAGTAAGCCATGTTAGTGGGTCAATAGCAATCTGGTATATAAAATCAATTGTTCCTGAGATACGACCATCGTTATCATTTGCATAGTCATATGTAACACCGCCACCCTTTGGTGGCTTTGTGCCTAGCATACGGACAATATCTCGACCAGGACTAATCTGGGAGAACTTAACATTATCCATTACTTGCTTAAAGTTTGTTGAGTCGTCGTAGGCTTTCTGGATAGACTGAAGAACCTTGTCATCAATTTTACCATATGACTCTAGGATTTCTCCAGGTGTCTTACCGTCAAGAAGTCCTTGTGCTACAAATACATCTGTATCGCCAAAGTACTTTTTTGCTTTATCAAGAGCAGCAACGTCATACATGTCTGTGCCGTTCCAAGCATCAGTCCATGTCTTGCCAGCAAATAAATCTTCGCCTTGTGCTACCTGACGTGCAACCTTGTAAGGTGTGTTAATCAAGCGGTTGTATTGTCCACCAAGTTTAAACAAACCAATAAGCGGGCTTGCTGCTACCTTAAGAGCGTCGCCAAAGAAACCCTGTACCTTGTCTGCTGCAGTAGGCATTGGCTGAAGATATTCAGCATCCTTAAATAGAAACTTTAACTGTTCCTGTGCCTTACCGTTAAGACGGTCGTATTCCTTACGTGCTGCATCACTGTCCATTTTTGCTAATTGACGGTGCTTTTTGATTGCATAACTCATCTGCTCTACTTGATTAATTTCAGTAGGCTTTAAGTTTGCACCTTTAGCAGCAGTGTAAAGATTTGGAGATACTTCAGCAACAACTGGCTTTAGATATTGCATTAGTACCCCTGGTCTGTGAGTTTCCTATAAATTAATTCCGCATCGCCTGATGGGTCAAACTGTGTAAGATAACGAATTGTGTCAACGAGTGATGACGAACGCTGTCCTCGGTTCATCATTACTTCTGAACCTGGACCTTCACCACGGTCAATACCTGCAGTGAGCGGTTCATCTGGTCGTTGTGTTGGGTCATTCAAAGAAAGCATTGGTGGTAGTTCTGGAGTAGGTGGTGTTGGTTCACCAGCAGCCATAGGAGCAGCAGTCTGTTGCGCATATGTTGCTTGACCTTCTCCATAAGGAAGTCCTGGAATATACTTAGCGCCTTGCGCTGGTCCACCATCTGTGCGCTGTGAAAGCGCACCTGGTCCTGATGATGGTGCAGGATTCTCTGGCTTGCGGTATCCGCCCTGTTGTGCCATTAGTCGTCATCCTCATCGTCATCATATGGAATATTATCAATTTTATTTGGTAGGTCTGGAATAATCCAGTTTGGATATGACTCAACATCTTGAATCATTGCGAGTGCTACTGCCTCGCTAAATCCTGCAACGCGTAGTGCTTTAAAGTATTCATTAATTGCAATACAATGTTTTTCCAACATGGAGTAATCATCATTAAGTACGGTTGTTACTTTTGCTCTACGTACTGGCTTCTTGCGTGCTGCCATGATTTCCCCCTTAAATTACTCGTTGCTGTCTTACTTGTGCAGAACCTGTCGCCTCACCGTTTGAACTCAAGCGGCTAAGCAGCATTTGTAAATCTGGTCGTGCTTCTGGAGAAGCGCCTCCTACTGGAGCGCCAGGAGCAGAGGGGACGGGTTGCTCAACTGCAGCCCCAGCAGGAGGATTCTCAGGTGTAAACACTTCCTCGATGACATCTTCAATAGACTTGCCTAGTTTACGTCCCTTGATTGCCAAAGCAATCTTCTGAATAATAGGCAGTGGGTCTTGTCCCTGAGATGCCATCTGAGGAATTGTCTGTGTATATGCTTGTAGTGAACCAATGAGAGCCTTACGAAGTTTCTCAACTTCAATCTTCTCTTGTTCTTGCGTGACGTTAATGCCGAAAGGCATTTCTCGTTGAGCCAAGTCAACTGAGATTAAATCGCCACCCAATGCCTGAAGCATAAAAATAAGCCCTTGTGCTGGGTTTAGTCCAGCGAGCATTCCATATCGAACATCTGCAGAGTAGTCACCCTTAATGTCCTTTGATGGTGTGTATTCAATTGCATATGGTGAGCCCGCATCTACACCACGAACTGTCTTCTTTTCATCAAATACAACTTCGTCAACTTCAAAACAAATTGAAATAACATTCTTAAGTGCAGAAGCAAAGATAGCCTGCGCAGATTTAACCTGCGTATCAAAGCCACCCATAAGCGCCTGCACGCCTTGTCCCGTAATAATCGAAGCATCTACGTTACCAGTACGTGATTCTGGATAGCGTGTGCCTGTGCGCAGTTCTTGCTGCAGTACTTGCTGTTCGCTAAATGCGCCAGCAGGAATAGGAAGTTCGACACGGCGAACTCCAGCAGGGTTGTTGGTGCGGATTACTCCGTCGCCACCAAACTCAAACTCCTGTACATCCGAAGGCAAGACGATAGGTGACTGTACTGACTTCTCTGCTGCTTCCATTGCAAGTAATGCAAAACGATTTCGAAGCAACTGAATACCAAGTACGTCATCAAACTGTCCACGCATTTCGCCATCAACAGATGGACGACGTGCAATGTGAACCAGCATCTTCTTGACTGGGTTTTCCGCAACTGATACTGCGTAGTTAGAACGCTCTGGAATATAGATTACAGATTGTTCCTTATCGTAGTATCGAATGACTGTTAGGAAGCCATTCATATCTTGGTCATAACCATCATCACCAAGTATGCCTTCTTCGTGCTCAGGGAACTGAGCAACAAGTTCAGCAATTGTCATGCGGTATTTCTTAGCAAAAGCAGTGCAGCGTCCATAGCGGTCATACTCTGGGTAAGCACCTATTGGGTTCTCTATGCGAATACGCGGCAGTTTTGCTTCTTCGTCGAATTCAATAATGAAAGGGACGAAACCAAATGTGATGTACCAGTCTGCACCAGTATACATCTGCACTTGTAAGTCTGAATTAATAAAGTAGTTAGACGCAATACGAGTACGGCGGTCAGCAAACTTGCGTGACTTATCTTCTACTTGGTTGATTGCAGAACAGTTAATAGCGGGAAGCGGAGCCATTACCTCGGAGAGGTCGCGTGCGACAATGTCAATAAAGTTTGCAACTACGTTTGCATCAATACCGTCTGGAAAGAAATCTGGATAGACGCTAGAAATCTGACCACGGCGTACCGCTAGGACATCTTCATGTCTAGAATCGCGCTCACGTGCGCGGTGTTTTAGCGACTCAACACGCGCCGCAATCTGCTTAACTGATAACATTATTGTCCTAACGATTGATTAAAAATTACTTAGACTTCTTTTTTGCAACTTTTTTAACTGGAGTATTCCTAGCGGTTACAACAATCTTACGATTAGAACCTTTAAGAACCGTATAGTCTCCTTGGTTGCTACCAACAACTTTACCTTTAGGATTGACATAAGCAATAGAATCATCTATGCCACGCTTTTTCAATTCTTTGTTAATTTTATTAACTGCTTTTTTAGCGCCTTTAGTGCCACCAGTTGACATACGTCCGCCGCCACCAGTAATACCAATTCTTGAATCTTTAGCCATAACTACTTTGCCTTCTTTGTAGGCTTCTTCATTCCTGCAGCAGCCTTCTTAGCAGCAGCACGTACTCCAGCGCTTACACCCTTTTTCTTTGGTGTGCCTGATACGCCAGCGCGAGTTGATGCCTGCGCTGCTTTCTTTTCAGTACGCTTTGCAATAGCAGTTGCGCGAGCAGCGGTCTTTGCAGTATCAATACGACGACGCTGTTGAACAACACCAGCCGCACGATTTTCTGCTTGAGTTGTATAACGACCCATAACCTTATCTAGACCCTTTGCCTTGCCGCGAGTCAAATCCATTACAAGGTTATCTGTTGAAGAACTTGAATGTGGATACGCGAAGTTCTGGTCAGATGCCTTGCTACGCGCTTTCGCTGCCTTATCTTTTGCTGATGCCATGTTAATTCCTATCCATAGTTTTCTTGCCATTGCTCTTGGAATGCTTCATCAAGATTAACGTAAGTTCGTTTTTTGAGTTG